GCGCCTGTTGGGCCTGCGTCGCCTTGCGGTCCAGCGGGTCCGGCGTCGCCTTGCGGTCCAGCGGGTCCGGTTGCGCCTGCGTCGCCGGTTGCGCCGGTCGCCCCGGTAGGTCCGGCGTCGCCTTGCGGTCCAGCGGGTCCAGTTGCGCCGACAAACTCCGGGTAGTTCGCCGGGTCAAGGATTTCTGTCTGGATCGGGAATCCGTTAATAGGTGCAGACATTATGCGCTCCTCACTAGGACACGGCCATCAGCCGTCGTGAATACGGTGCCATCTGCCTTGAGCAGAACTTTCAGGTTCGAAGTGACAACCGCAATGGTTCTCATTGTCCTGTAATTGAGAACAAACTCAGGACGTTCGTTTTGATCATTACCTATATGCATCAACCCAGATTGAGTAGCATAGCAATAAACATAATAAGAAGGGGGAGACACATCCAAATCAACTAGACTGGTGGTTTGCAAAGCCCTATAAATAGCGAAAGCTACCGTTCTAGTTGCAGGATAATCAAATTTCTGGCCTCGAATTTGCACTTGAAACGAAGGGTAATCAACATCCATTGTTGTTTCAGGAGGCAAATCCCCTAAAGTCTCGTAAATAACAATCTGTCTATCCGGGCTATTAGATTTATACGACTTCTGAATGCCGTAACCGGCCACTTCCGGCACATTGTTGACGATAAATGCCTCGACATCATCCAGAATAGGCATTTTTCACTCCTCGGCGATATTTAGCATATACCGTAGGAACCTTACTACGAAACGCCCGCTCAAGAAACTTATTCGGTGGCCGACCTCTTTTGAGCGACCGCCCGATGACATACGCCGCCCGTTGCGCCTCGCGCCCACTCAGACCCAGCGTTTCTTGAACCCATTTGAGAATCTTCTCTTTGGGTGGAGCCTTGTCCGAAGGCATTGTGCCCTCGTGAATAAACATTGCGTAAGGAGCCGTTTTACCCCCAAATTCGATAGAGTATATGGTCGAACCTGAGCCGGTGCCCCGCGCCACTATACGCCCGCTACGCTTGAGCGCGCCACTAGACGACGGTGCATTGGCGACTGCGGTGGCCAAAATCTCTTCTGCGCCCTCACGCAATGCGGCATTAGCATTACGTTTAGCGCGTTGAGAATAGTCCTCCAAATTACGAGCCATAGCCGCACCAATGTTGCGCGTAATTTTCATTGGAAGAAGACCTTGGTGTGCGACTCCCCGATCTCGTCCTTGAATCGCTCAATGCTAAGGATAGGGGGAACACTTCCGTCTGGGAGGGTAATCAACCACTCTTCCGTAATGTCATCAATCCAGTCGGTCCACAGATGGAAACTTGACGAGATCAATGACCCTTCCGAGTCGCGAATAAGCCGGTTTTTATACACAATCCGCGTTGCGTAAGTCGCGGGGGAACCGTAGCTCGGCGCACCATAGGCGTCCCGGCCCGCATACTCCTGGACCGTAATCGTGTCCTTCAGCATGTCCCCGTAGGTCGCCGTAAAGGTCATTGCTCACCCTCAATATCAAAGGGGGCATTACCCTCGCGTTCATTCTTGAATTGCTCCTGAACGAAACGCGGCTGCTGAATAGCAGAGTTTGTACGTTGGTTCTGGCGGTCAGCCTTGAACACTCCCCCCGCAACCGCGTTCAGCTTCTTAGTGATAGCGCGGTTTGAGTAGCGTTTGTATAGATCTCCGTAATGCGCCTGTAGCTGAGACCATTTGACTCTCAGGTCCCCTACGTCGCGGTCTGCCCGCCGCGCATACTTAGCCATGAGCGACCGTGAAGCGTCGGCGGCTGCGCCGTAAACGTCATTACCCGCGTCCGTGATGAGGAAGTCGATCTCCTCGTTAGAAAGCTGTTCCGCCGTCGAGTCCGTGTCGCCGATTAGGAACCGAACTTCGTCAAGCGTACTGGTCGAAGGGTCTCCGCTATAGGACCATGTCATTACCACTCCTACTCGCTCAAAATCGGAACAATGCTCAGGTATCCGTTGCTCGATTCGTGAACTACGGCAACCCGCTCCCCTGCAGGGACCAGAACATTCAGACAAGTGTTGGCCGGAACCAGAAGATTGCCCGCCGTGTGTCTTGCCGCTGTCGCAGTCGTCCCGATCTTGATCCAGCAATCGGTATCCGTCGCCAAGTGAACATAGGTAGGCGTGGTGAATTCGGTTGAATTGGCCGACGCATTCCCTACCGCAACAACCTGGCCCGCAGCAAAATTAAGTGAGAACATTCATTCCTCCTAAAGAAATGGAGACCGCCCTCCGGGGGAAGGACGGTCTCCTCGCAATCGAACCGGCTCCGGGAAGGTTACGACTGCGATCCCACAACCGTCCAAGTCGGAGACGCCAACGTGCCTGTGTTGATGTACAGCTTGCCGTTGGTCACGTCCGATACCAGGCTGCCGATCCCGGCAATTCCCGCGCCAGTCGTCCCGTTAGTCGGTACGCCCGCATTAGTGAAAATCAGGGCACCATTTCCGATGCTGACGCCTCCATCAAAGGCGTCGTTACCGCGAGTGCGGCTACCCGGTCGCAGCTTCGTCGCCATTGACCTTCTCCTCGATAAATGCCTCGGCCTCAACCTTCAGCATGTTGTCCGAAACCCGACGGCCCTCGACGACAAAGAACTTGCCACCGCCCCCCATGACCTTAAACAGTTCTAGAGGTTCGCCGCTATCTTCGGCGACCAGCTCCAGGAATCCCTGGGTCAACATCGCCCTTACGTTCTGCGGACGCCACCCCAGAGCCTCAGGGTCGACAATGTCGCCCTGAGTTGCGCCCTGAAGCCGCATATTCCGTACAACGCGGTACTTGTTGCTCATTAGCTGATGCAACCGCTGAAGAAGTAGCCGAGGTCCGCACCGACCTTCTTCATATCGAAGGCAAACTCGCCCTCAATACGATCAACCTTCTTACCGGAACCGCGAAGGTTGATGTTAGAGATCGCTACGCCCGCACCGTTGTCCGAAAGGCCGGACACCTGGCTAAGACCGCGCCACGCCATGATATAGCCAGCCGACGGAGTCATCAGACCCGGCGACGGAGCAACATGGAGGAGCATGGCGTTCTTGCCGCCGATGAAGCTGTATGCCCCCGCAGCAGCGCCCTCGGCGTTGGTTGCGTAGGTGGACTTCATCACGAAGTACCGATCGACCTCGAAATAGTTGGCAAGCAGCGCCTCGGTGATGGACTCAGCCGAAGTGTACTTGTACCGCTCGAGCACGAGGGGGTGTTTCTTGAGGACGTTGTGGGTCTGGAAGTTCACCACCAGAGTATTCGGCATGTGGCCGGTATTCTGGAGGACGGTCTCACGGCCATAGTCGATATCCGCTGCCGGATCCGACGAACCGTAGTTGTCCCACTGAGTGAAGTTCGTACCGCCGACCACATCCGTGCCCCAAATGCCGGTGCCGAAATAGTCGGTAGTGAACTGGCGCTCCCGGCGGATCAGCATACGCTGAGTCACCAGACGAGTCGCAGCAACCTCGGGATCAACAGCCGGATCAGCGTTGGCGCGGACCTGGTCGTCGATGTCGATGTGGGTTGCCCACACGTCAGCCGAGTAGCTGTCGGTGCTCAGGCCGTAGCCGGAACCCGAAGACTCTTGGTTAGGAGCACGCTTGGTGACCGCGTCGTCGCGGAACCAATCGTTCTTGTCGAAGGTGAAGAACTTATCCGTCTTGTGCATCACCGGAACAATCGGGAACACACGGGACGAGATGAAGTTCGACTCGTCGTTCATGTATGCGGTCGAGATGTTGGTCAACGCCGCATCGACATGAACGTCACTCGGAGTAGGCTGGCTCATAGGTTATCTCCTTACGCGCCGACGATTTGGATGTTGTGGATGCCGATAGTGACGGATGCCAGTTCGCCTGACGCCGCCCCCTCGATAACAATGCCCGCAGCGTAGTCTGCCAGATCCGCACCAGTGTTGGTGCCTTCAATCTTGACAGCCGTGCCGCTTGCACTAGTCCCCCACAGATCACCGGCAGTGAGAGTCTCACCCGCTTCGACCTTGGAGATACCAAGCGCCATCACTTCTGCGGCAACGCCGGAAGCATCGGGCTTGTTCTGCAGCACACCGAAGATCGTCTCGCCCTGCGTGTCGCAGAGAGATACGGTGTTATCGGTAGTGCTCATCTTGACACAGTAGAACTGCTTGGCGGAAAGGTCCGCACCAGCCAACATGCCAGGAACAGTGAAGATATTGTTCGTACGAGCCATGATTAGGACCCCTTCCGCTCATCTTTGTACTTGGTGACGAGAGCCTTGTTGACCGGATCCGAATAGACCTTAGAGAACGCAGTAGTGAAGGGGATGCTGTCCTTCGTAGCTGCGGCCTTGGCCAACTCGTTCAGCTCATCAAGGGCGCTGTTGCCCGAACGATCGCCGTCCGAACCTGCTTCCTTGAACAGATCGGCCTTAGCCAACTGCTCACCTTGCGCCAGAAAGGACTTCTTCAGCGCGTCGCGATGCTCACCGGCAGGAACAGCAACTAGGCTCTTCGC